TGGTGCATGCAGCAGATTCTCCCCACGGGGATGCTGGGGCCGGCGGCTCCGAGAAAACGGCCTACAGGCACCCGGCGGGCCCCATTGGCCGGCGGAAAATGTGTCCAAGTTGGACACCGACAAGGGAGTGAGAACAATGGCTGGAAAACGGCAGCCCACCGACATCGTGAAGGCCAACGGCCGCAAGCATCTGAGCCAGGCGGAGGAGGACGCCCGGCGGGACCGTGAGGTTCATGTCCCCTCGCCAGAGCAGGCTGTGCCGCCCCGGTGGCTGGGGAAGAAGTTCCACAAGGAGTTCCGGGAGATCGGCGAGATCCTGCGGACGGCCGGGCTGTATACAGAGCTGGACCGGGATGTGCTGGGCCAATTCCTGGTGGCCAGGGAACGCTGGGTACGGGCCGATAAGCTGGCCTCTGCCGCCATCCGGAAAAAGGACGAGAAGCTGGCCCGAGAGTGGACGGGTGTGCAGGGGTCCTACTTCAAGCAGTGCCGCCAGTGCGCCGAGGCTATGGGCCTGTCCATCACCTCGCGCTGCCGCCTGGTGGTACCGGAGGTGATGGTCAACGCGGCCAGGACCGAGGGTGACGAAGACGAGTTTACTCAGCTCCTGAAGAAACGCCAGGAGGCGGCGCTGGCCGGGGCATGATCCAGTATGACAAGACCGCCGGGCAGTTTGTCTGCGACTTTGTGGAGCGCCTGCCTACCACAGACACGGGTAAGCCCTTCCACCTCTACCGGTGGCAGCGGGAGACGCTGATGGAGTTCTATTCCACGATGGAGTGGGACAGCGAGTCGGACCGGCTTCTGAGACGATACCAGTATCTCTTTCTGGAGATCCCCAAAAAGAACGGTAAGAGCGAGCTGTCCGCCGCTCTGGGAATCTACCACCTGTTTGGGGACGGGGAACTGAACGCGGAGGTCTATATCTGCGCCGCGGACAAGGACAACGCAAGTATTGTGTTCCGGGCGGCGGTGTTCATGCTGGAGACCGCCCCCTGGACGGCCAGAATGATCGCCCGCGGGGAACTGAAGATCATCCGGTCCCAGAAAAAGATCGAGTACCGGCGGCAGGTGAAGGCGGAGAACGGCGGCCTGCGCTGGGTTGTCGTGGGGCTGATGCAGGTGCTCTCCTCGGAGTCCTATTCCAAGCACGGCTACAAGCCCAGCTGCGTGATCTTCGACGAGCTCCACGCCCAGCCTGACAGGAAGCTGTGGGACGTGATGACCGGCGCGGCCGGCGCCGCCCACACTCAGCCTGTGTGGCTGGTGCTGACCACTGCCGGCGATGACCCGGACCGTGGCAGCATCGGCTGGGAGATCCATGAGAAGGCCGTGGCCATCCGGGACGCCCGGCGGCTGAGAACCATCGAGGCCGAGGGCGGAGACCCCAGGCAGATCCTGTCCCTGCGGCATACCGCCGACGAGGATCTGGAGCAGGCCAAGGCCACGCTGCTGGCCAAAGACGAGAGCAACTGGCTTCCCGTGCTGTACGGACTGACCGCCATGTTCGGGGATGACTCGGACGACCTGGACCAGGTGGACATCTGGGACGAGGCGCTGTGGTACCAGTGCAATCCTTCCCTAGGCGAGCACCTGACCCTGCGGGCTCTGCGGCTGGAGGCTCAGGCAGCCAAAAAAAGCGAAGCGGCGGAAAAGTTGTTCCGCTGGCTGCGGCTCAACCAGTGGATCTCCACCAAGGCGGTGAGCTGGATTCCACTGACACTGTATGACAAGACCCAATGGAACCGGCCGGAGTGGCGAAACCTGAAAGCCCCGGACCGGCGCCGCGCGGTACGGGAGTTCCTGCGGGGGAAGCGGTGCTATGGCGGGCTGGACCTGTCCAAGAGTACCGACCTGACGGCCTTTGTGCTGATCTTCCCTCCCCAGCCAGGGCTGGACACCTGGGTGACCCTGTTCTGGGCCTGGCGGCCGGAGGAGGGCGTGGACGAGGCGGAGAAGCACGACCACAGCCATTACCGGGACTGGGAGCGGGCCGGCTTCGTGGAGCTGTGCGAGGGAGACATCGTGGACTACAGCCGGGTGGAGGAGGTCATCCGTGAGGCGGCCGCCATGTTCCGCCTTGAGCTCCTGGGCCTGGACGCCGCCATGGCGTGGACTCTCTCTCAGCGGCTGATGACGGCTGGACAGAGAGGGAAACCGCTGGAGCTGGTGACCATCCCACAGACCATGCTGGGGATGTCCCCCGCCACCAAGAAGCTGGAACTGCTGATCCGGGAACACAAAATGCTCCATGAGCACAACACCTGCGCCCGGTATTGCTTTGGCAACGTGCGGTGTGCGGTGGACGGCAATGAGAACATGAAGCCCATGAAAAACCAGAGCCGCGGCCGCATCGACATCACGGTGGCCTGGATCATCGCCATGGCGGCTGCCATGCTGAAGGAGCAGCAGAAGCCGGACCTGGCCGAGGTAATGCGGACGAGAAACTATCACCTGTAGGCCGATGGCCGGAGAGGAGGAGACATGAAGAATCTTGTGAACTGCCTGGCAAAGCACCTGGGCGAGCTGGTGCTGGTGGGCGGCGCCGCCGTGGTGGCGGTGGGGGCAGGAATGATCTATCTGCCCGCGGGCCTGATCACCGGGGGCAGCCTGGCCATCGCCGGCGCGGTGCTGTCCCTGTGGGGAGCGGGTGAGGAGAAATGAGCCTGCGGAAAGGACTGGCGCGGGCCGGGAAGTCGAGTGCCGTTCGGAAAGGGCTGGCCGGCGTCGGCCGGCTCCTGACCCTGGATAACCCGGAGGGCTGGCTGAGCGGTGAGGAGCTGGTCGGTCTGAGCCGGGATCGGGCCATGAAGATCTCCACAGTCAACCGGTGCGTGGAGCTACTGTCCACCTCCATGGCGGTGCTGCCTGTCTACATTATGGAGGAGGGAACCAAGAAGCGGATGCCGGATCACCATCTGGGCCGGGTGCTGTGGGAGCGGCCCAACGAGGCCATGACCCCCTTCGACTTCCGGCGGCTGCTGATGTGCAACGAGCTCCTCCGGGGAAACGCCTACGCCTGGATCTACCGGGATGCCGGGAGCGGCCTGCCCATGGAACTGATCCCCCTGCCTCCGGACTATGTGTCCATGCACCTGGACCTGTCCGGCAAGGTGTGGTACCTCTTCACCCATCCGGTCACCGGCGAGGTGACCCGCATCCGGTGCGAGGATATGCTGCACTACAAGGCATATTCGGAGGACGGCCTGGAGGGGATCAGCGTACTGCGCCGGGCCTCCCTGACCCTGGACACTGCCCGGGCGGCCCAGCTGTATGAGAACAGCATCTGGCGCAACGGCGGCCAGCCCAGCGGCATCCTGACCACGGAGACGGACCTGGGCGACGAGTACGAGGTGGAGCTGGAGGACGGCACCACGGTGAAGATAGATCCCAAGGACCAGCTGAGGCAGTCCTGGGAGGCGATCCACAGCGGGCCGGGCAATGCCTTCAAGGTGGCGATCCTGGACATGGGCCTGAAGTATCAGCCCATCTCCATGAACAACACCGACGCCCAGTTCGTGGAGAGCAGCGAGATCCGGGTGGCGGATGTGTGCCGGTTCTTCGGGGTGCCCCTGCACCTGGCTTACGCCGGCAAGCAGAGCTACCAGAGCAACGAGCAGAACGGCATCGAGTACGTGACCTATACCCTGATGGGCTACGACACCCAATGGGGCCAGGAGGACACCTACAAGCTGCTGCTCCCAGGAGAGCGGGCCAAAGGGCTGCGGATCAAACGGGAGATGAAGGTATTCCTGCGGGGTGATACCACTGCACAGGCGGCTTGGCTCAAGGCCATGCGGGAGGTTGGTGCCTACTGCTCGGACGAGATCCGGGCGCTGGACGACCTTCCGGCTATCCCTGGTGGCCAGGAATACTACTCCAGCTTGAACTATGTTCCCCTGGAACTGTGGCGCATCCTGAGTATCATCCGCGCACTGGGAAAGACAGCGGGTGGTATCCCGGGGGAGCCGCCGCTGGAAGAAAAACCAGGTGGACAAGGAACCCCACCGGCATAGGAAGGAGAGAAGCCGAATGAATGAGATCCTGAAGGCCGCTGTGGTACAGCAGCAGGCGGTAGGGCCGGAGGAGTTGGCCCTCATCAATAAGCAGAGTCTGAGGGAGCTGGCGGCGGATGAGGTGTTCACCTTCCGGCTGGCGGCTTGTGATGACCAGGTGGACCGGGATAATGAGCGGTTTACCCTGGCGGCCCTGGAGGGCCTGGCTCCCCTGTTTGTGGGGCGGCCGGTGCTGATGGACCACAAGTGGTCCGCCGGTACCCAGACCGCCCGGATCTACGCCGCCGGCGTGGAGGAAGCGGAGAGCGTCCACCGGCTGGTCCTGCGGTGCTATATGCCCCGGACAGAGCAGACGGCGTCCACCATCACCGCCATTGAGAGCGGCATCCTGCGGGAGTGCAGTGTGGGCTGTGCGGTGGAGCGGGCGCTCTGCTCCATCTGCGGAGCCGACCAGGTACAGGCATGTTGCCAGCACTGGCCAGGCCGGGAGTATGACGGCAGGTTGTGCGTGATGGAATTGGATGGGGCAAAGGACGCCTATGAGGTGTCCCTCCTGCCCGTCCCAGCCCAGCCGGGCGCCGGTATCGTGAAAAGCAAGCGGTACGGCGGCCAGGAGTCCCCCGAGGATGCCGGGGATGACGAGGTGTTTCAACTGGCGGCAGCCAGACAGGAACAGGAAAACATGAGATATGGAGGAACAGAGCTATGACGTATCAGGAATATCTGGAGCTGAAGGCCAAGCGGGCCGGGAAGCTGAAGGAGGGCGAGGCCCTGCTGGCCAAGAAGGACTTTGACGGCCACAAGGCCCTGATGGGCGAAGTGTCCAAGATGAACCAGGAGCTGGACGCCGCTGAAGCCCAGCTGGCCGAGGAGGGCCGCTTTGCCGAGGACGACGAGGGCATGAAGCTGCGCAGCAAGGCATTCCAGGCCAAGAATGAAGAGAAGGCCAAGGGCGCGGCCATCGACGAGATCCGCCGGAGCAACGAGTATGCCACTGCTTTCGCCAAGGCCCTGCGCAATGGGGTAAAGGTCAACAAGGTATGGGGTATGGAGGGCTACGAACCCCTGGCCAAGGCTTTGACTGAGACCGGCGGCTCCCCTGAAGGGGCGGACGGCGGCTTCCTGGTACCCCAGGACTTTGACAACATGATCCACGAATACGAGAAGGAGTATGTGGATCTGAGCCAGTTCTTCGCGGTGGAAAATGTACGCAGCCTGAGCGGCTGGCGGGCCGTGGAGCAGGGCAAGCGCAAGCCTCTGCCCAAGATTGCGGAGATGGGCACCATCGGCAAGGACGACCAGCCCAAGTTCTCCAAGGTCACCTATACGGTGGATAAGTATGGAGACCGGCTGCCCGTCTCCTCCGAGCTGCTCAGCGACAATACCGCCGGCCTGCTCCGCTATCTGGCCGGCTGGTTCGGGCCCAAGTACATCCTGACCAAGAACACCCTGCTGCTGGAACTGCTAAAGGGGCTGGAGACCGAAGTACCCCTCACGGCAGGCAAGGAGGCCAAGGAGCTGCGCATGGCCATGATTACCAAACTTAACACGGCCCACAGTATGGTGGCCACCCTGTTGACCAACCAGAACGGCTATGCCGAGATGGACAGTTGGGAGGATAAGAACGGGCGGTCTCTGCTGGTGCCCAACCCCGCGGACCCCAATGTGTACCGCCTGAGCGGGCGCCGGGTGGTTTACGGCGACAACGACCTGATTCCCGACGAGGACACCAAGCACCCCATCTATGTGGGTAACTTCAAGGCCCTGGGCACCCTGTTTGTCCGGAAGGGCATTGAAGTGGCGGCCACCGACGTGGGCGGCGACGCCTGGGCCACTGACAGCTACGAGATCCGCGGCCTGTGCCGCCTGGATGCGGTGGCTATGGACAAGGCGGCGGCCTTCAAGGCCACGATCGCTGAGGCGGGGGGCTAACCTATGGCGCTGAGTGAGGCGCGGCGGGCCAGCCTGCTGGCCTACTGCCGCATCGAGGAACCCACGGCGGAGGAGCTGCTCACCCTGGAGGGGCTGTACGATGCGGCGGTGGGCTACATGGAGCAGGCGGGGGTGTCTGAGCCGGAGGAGGGAACCTCCCGCCGGGCCCAGTACGACCTGTGCGTCAACTTCATGGTGTTGCGGGACTTCGATTTGCGGGAGACCACGATCACCGGCACGATTGTCAATGACAACCCGGCCTTCCGCCGCCTGCTCACCCAGCTTAAACTGACGGAGCCGGATGTGTCCAAGTTGGACACATAGGAAGCGTGGAGCGCCCGGGAGCAGGCGGGCCGATGTGGGCAGAAGGTGAATTGCCCCAAAGGGGCAAGAGAGACCGCCCTTGGGCATCGGCCCCTATGGCAGAGCGGAGACGAGGGAAGGAGTAAATAACAATGGCGAACTACATCGACGCCGGGAAGCTGAATCAGCCGGTTCAGGTGCTGGAGCTGCGGGAGACCGCGCCCGGCGTATGGGAGTGGACGCCCGTCCGGCGGACCTGGGCCTCCATCACCTTCCAGAGCAAGACCAACCTGTTTTCCAAGGTGGGTATCGGGGCCAGGGACGCCGCCGTGATCGTGCGGCGGCAGGCCCTTACCCTCCACTACGCCCTCCGCTGGGGCGATACCCACCTGTTTTTGACCTCCATCGTGCCCATGGGCCGCAACCACCTGGAGGTGGACGCGGCGGTGGTCAGGGTGGAGACGGTGCGGCAGATGGCAGAGCGGGACGCAGTGGTACAGACCTTTCCGGGGGTGCTCACCGAGAAGTACGTCCGGCACGGCCAGGAGTGGCCCATGTCGGTTAACGAGCTGGGGCTGGTTCTGGTGACGCCCAAGGCCGTCACCCTCCCGCCCGGCGGGCTCGTAGAGGCGCGTGGGGCGCTGTGGGAGATCCT